CTCCAACCCCTGTACATCCACCCAGTACCCTCCCAAACCACCCAACCCTAGGGAAAACCCCTACGAAATAGTAGCTTTTCCGTAATTGACCTAACTCCATTAAAGCCTGATAATACTCCTGTCCACTTAGATAAAAGACGGATAAACACCATTAACAAAGAAAGGATAGTGACATGACTAAACAGTCAGACAATTCGGATAAAAAGATCGAAGAGATCTTGGACAATGCGCAGGTTTTGCTTAACTTTTGCGAAAATACTTTTGCCAAACCATCACAGGCGTGGTACGCGAGCCTTGTCGCTTGTGCCATTTTGACTGCGGAGTTGGACGTGCCTGTTGAGGTATTTATGAAGGGTTTTGAGCATGCGTACAAGGATGCTTTGGGAGCGAAGGCGGGGGGTCCATCCTATGATCACTAATGCTGACAATTTCATTCCTGTCAATCGTGTGGATCAGCGTTTGACGCCATTTAACACTGGAAAGGTGCAGATTGGTTTGTTGTATCAGCCGAGGCCTCCTGAGTTGACCAGTTCCGAGGAGCTTGTTCAGGCTGCCTTGTTGGGCAGTCCATCGATGCACAGGTCTACCCCTGTGTGGCCCGTGGTCCTTGGTTCTGCGATCGTGGCGTGTCTTTTAATGTTTTTGATGGGGTAACTATGCAAAATTTGCATGAATTTATATATGAATGTGATGAGTTGGGTCTTGACTTGAAGTGTTTTTTTGAGTACGAGCCTGCGGAGGTGGGTGCTGTGGAGTACGAGTCTGGCTTGAAATTGGAGCCGGACTATCCGGAAGTGTGGACATTGGTATCGGTGTTCTTGCCTAACAGTACTGTTGACTTGAGCGGGGTTTTGCATCCGGATGTGATTTTTCGGATTGAGCAAGATGCGCCTGTTTATTTTGAAGGTATGCGGGGAGGGGACAGCTATGACTAATCATCCGGCATTTCCGTTTGTTGCAAAAGACAAGACGGGAACAATGATCAATATGGGCATGGATTTGCGCGACTACTTTGCTGCAGCCGCTTTGCCTATGGCAATTAAGGAAATGAACGAAGCGGAGTCGTATGACATAAATGACGCGGCCATTGTGGCCTACCAATATGCAGATGCAATGATGAAACAAAGGAGCGAGAAATGACTGAAGATCCAAAACAATTTGTTGAACTCGGTTTCCAACTGGGCAAGACGGAGAAGGCATACAAGGCGACAGATGAGTTGCTGCTTGCTGTGTTGATGGGGGATATCGATCCCATGCAGGCCATGATTGATCGGATGAAGATTAGGGATGCATACCATGAGCAACTCTGACCAAAGGCCTGATTGCCACAAGTGCGTGAACCGTGATCCTTTGCCCATGACGCATCACATCCAATGCTTGGAGCCCAAGGCTTTGATTTCGGGCAATGCTCGGGCAGCGCAGAAGGGTTGGTTCCATTGGCCGTGGAACTTTGACCCTATTTGGTTGGAGGAGTGCAGTAAGTATGAGGAGAAGAAGGCATGACAGAGGATGAAGTTATCAAATTGGTTGAGGACAATGGATTGACGTTGCATGGAGACATTCAGCATTTTGCTGTCCTTGTTGCCAACCATGTGTATGAAAAGTGTTTAGGGCAGCCTGAGCCAAATCAGGAGGGGGTAATTTCAATAACTGCACCGCAGCCTATTGGATATCTTTGTGAGAACGCTGTTGGGCACAAGTACTTTAGGTGGAAGAAGCCGCCTAGCACGTATAAGCCTATTGCTTTGTATGCGGAGAAGCCATGATCCTCGGACTGCCAACCTTGTTGAAATGCCGGCCTAATCAGATCAGTGCGAAGTGCTGTAACTGCAAGAGGTGGGTGGACCATGCAAAGCAGACGGGGATAGGTGTGACAGTCAACGTGAAGAACAGCAAGAGTAAAGCATGTCTTTACATTCCAATATCATTACAGGAGAAGGTATGAATGCATATTTTGAAAACCATCCAACAGACCCTGACAAAGTCATTATGCGTAAGCCACGGCTTGATCAAGGCCCAGACTACGAGCGAGGATTTATTGACGGCATGATGCATTTAACACAGAGCAGTGTGTACAAAGCTGTGGATGCAATGTCAAAGCGCACATGGGTAGGGCTGACTGATGAAGAAATTGAAGATTTTGTAAGCGCATTATGGCCTGTGGGAGCAGGAGCAGGGAAACTTCTCCGAGCCGTTGAAGCCAAATTAAAGGAGCGCAACACATGAGCTACATCGTGGCATCTTTGCCCCCCATCAAATGCTTTGTCAAGCGTGAGTTCTTGTACAACGATCATAAGGGCCATGGCGAATTGGAGCCGGCCATCTGGGTCAGTCTGAAGGCGCTGCGTGGTCAGGTGTTCAGGATTGAATCCCTGCTGCCAAATTATGGCGCCCTGTACGACAAGCTGCCGATCCATGCGTATGTGTGGCACCAAGAGGCGGGCAACTTGCCGATTGATGCGCTGCAGTTGTGGGACTGCATGGGTTATCGCTTTACGATCATTGAGAAGATTGGGCTGCGTAATCTTGGCGTGAAGTTTTTGGGTAAGGACAAGGAATGGCACTTTGGCCGTTATTTGTTTACAGTGGACTTTTGTGCTGATGGCATGGACCTTGACACTGGCTTTACCGAGCAGGCAGAGGAGCACAAGTCTTTTAATTGGATGGCCTTAGACAACGGGCAGTTTGCCTGTCAACCTAATAACCGATGCTTGTGGTATGACCAGAGTTTGATTCCTAGCGAGACAAAGTTCCCTGACTTTCAGGCAGCGCAGAAACTGTGGACGGTGGACGGCACGCGCAAGTGGTCCGCGGGCGATGATTGGTTTTACGATATCAAGGAGAGGGCATGAAACCAGTAGCATGGTATGACCCAAGCAACGGAATGGTCAGTACAGACCAAGACTGCCCTTTGTTCACACCGCTTGGTCAGGTGTGGGGTTTGTATTTAAAGGAAGAAGCGAAGGATGAGCCTGTGGCGTGGAGAGCATGGGTTTCAAAGTTCCCACAAGGGACAGGTAGCGATTGGGTGTATGTGACTAAACCAATCATGAAAGACAGTGTTCACAACCAACCACTCTACACCACCCCACCACAGCGCATATGGGTTGAGCTAACGGATGACGAAATTGAAATGATTTATGCAGTCACCATAAAAATTCGCAAAAAGGACATCATGCCCGGAGAGCAAAAAATGTTTGCAAAAACAATTCAACATTTCTTAAAGGAGCGCAACACATGACACCAAACACAATTGAATTTAAAACCACAAGCAACACATTGATGGATGGTTGGGTGATGCGTATTACAGCAGATAGGCGCATTGAAGTTAATGAAGATGTTGAGGTGACAGAAGCGGCAAAGAAAGTGCTTGAGGCTATGCAATTGATGCTTGATAAGCAGAAGCGCACATGGGTAGGATTGACAGATGAAGATGAAATTGATTGGGAGGAAGGTGGAAACCTGAAAGATTTAGTCAAAGCCATTGAAGCCAAACTTAAGGACAAAAACACATGACACCCGAAGAACTTTTACACCTAGATGCCGCAAGGTATGCGACCAACCGAAAGAATGCTTACATTGAGGCCATGAAGCGCGGTGAGGTTGACCACATGAGCGAGCAAGCATTAAACGGCAGGTGGCTGGCTCACTACGAGGGTTATCGTGAAGGCTATTGGGTTGCTACAGGTGACAACAAGTTTACGACTGACCCTGCCAAACTTAAGGAGAAAAATCATGACCGACTGGACTAAAGAAGAAGACGAAGCTTTCAACGATGTTGAAAAGCACAGCAACCTTGGCAAGCAGATCTTGCGTGACCTAGGGCAGCCGTATCACTACGACGTATTTGTCTCACCATCTCAGCGCAACCAAGTGCTTGAAGAGGTGGCCAAGGAAATTGAGAAGTTCACCATGTTCGGACCTGACACAATATCAAGCTTTTCTGTGTATATAAGGAATATGAAAAAGTGAGTTTTACATCGAAACAGTTGCAGCTAGGAAGCAAGCAGCCTGTTCACAAATTGCGCTTGTGCAACAAGTGTGAAGAACTACGCCCACCCGAAGGTGGAATTCAAATGAGCGCAGCAAGGTGGATATGTGCTTGCTGCTGGACCAAACGTGCAACGACAAGGAACTTAGTACAACATGCCAAGACCAAAACCACCGGAGCCCCTAAAGCCAAGATTCGTCAGGATGTCTGATTCTGAATGGACGGCATTTAAGGAATTAGGCGGAGCTGAGTGGCTTCGCAAGATGATGAGAACTAAACCGAGAAACTATTATGAAGTGTTCAAAAAACCAGAAGAGGCTGCAGCCCAAAGAGCCCCAAAAACCTTTGAGTCAACAAGAATTGATGGCGTGGTGGCCTTTCACACGACTTGACCCAAAGTTATTTCCAAAACCAACCAAACGCGATTTATCGCAATATGAGGAGAGCCCGATATGAAACGAAAAATAATCAGACTGAAGTCTAAGTCTAAACGCGCACAAGGATTTATGCAGAGTAATCCTGCTGCTTCGCCAGATGAGATAGCAATCCGCTTTAGTCTGAGCAAGCAGGCGGTGTATGGTCTGCGCAGCAAGATGAAGAAGGAAGGCTTTGTATTCCCGAAGAGGTCGGAGCAGCTGCCATCCCTTGCTCCGGCAGCGCCTATGCCAGAAGATTCCCAAAAGCTTGTGCAAACGGGAATTGAGATGTATGAAGACGCAGTAGACGCAACCCTTGACGCTCGGGCCGTGGACTACGGCAAGTTCATCGAGGGCGCTGAAGTCATGCAAATGCTAAAACGTGTTGTACAGGTTGCCTTGAACAATCGTGATAAGACGTTGGCACATGATCAGGCTGAGGCCATGGACATGATCATCCACAAGATTGGCCGCATTGTGAACGGCAATCCGGATGTTGTTGATCACTGGCTAGATATTGCCGGCTACGCGCAGTTGGTAGCAGACCGCCTTGAAGGGCGGATCCGCTAATTACTTGGCCTCTCCCCAGTTGGGTCCGACTTCCACATCGCACCGACTGGGGACTTGCATATTCACACACGTTGCCATGATCTCGGCAGCACGCACAGCTTCTTCCCTTGTCTTAACGCTCAAAGCCAGTTCATCGTGAACTTGCAGCATGGGCATGATCCCCTCCCGAGCTAACGCCACCATGGCAGCCTTTGTCTGGTCGGCAGCAGACCCTTGAATCAAACGATTTAAGCCCTTGTAGGTGCCTGCGCGCTTGATCCGTTGTCCGTATTCAATGACGGCTTGCTCACGGGGCAGAGCTTTGTTAACGCCCCACTCCATGGGTTCCCAAAGAGGGAAGCGGCATTTGCGTCCGAGAAGGGTACGGATGGATCCGCCAGAGGCGGGATGCTCGATTCGTTTCATGACGGCATTGACTGTGCCTTTGAGGAACGGGACATTCCTGTGGAAGGTATCGATCAGCTCTGACGCTTCGTCAAGATTTAGGTCAAGCTGCGCTGCCAGTTTGTTCTTGCCCATGCCGTACATCAGGCCCAGACCAATTGTCTTGGCAGCCTTACGTTTGATGCCGGCCATGTCGGCAACCATCTGGTGGAAATCGGTGTTGGGGTCGTTCTGGTAGGCGTCCACCATCTTGTCGGCTCCGGGCAAATCGAGCAGCGAAGCGTAGTGGACTAAAAGTCTTGGCTCCTGTGAGGAAAAGTCATTTGACGCCCACATTTCGCCCTCTTCTGGCAAAAAGAGGCCGCGGACCATGGGGCCGATGATTTCGTGGCGGGCGGGGACCTGCTGCAGGTTCGGGTTGGCCATGGACAGGCGCCCTGTGACTGTGCCGCCATCGTCAGAGCGCATCTGGTTGACGTGGGGATGGATGCGGCCAGTCTTGGCGCTGAAGTTGAGGTACGGCTGCAGGAAGGTGCTGTGCGTTTTGTTAGTCTCGCGCGCTTCCACAATCATCTTAGCAATCGGGTGCTCACAGCCATCTAAGAAGCCTTTTGTAAAGCTTGGTTGGCCGTTCTCTGTCTTGGCATAGGGAAGGTTGAGCTTGTCAAAAGCTAAGGCGATGCTTTGTGCGGCCCAGATATCGACGTTGGATCCAACGATTGACTTAAGGTCCTTGTGGATCTGTTTCTCGCGCTGAATCAATTGCTCAATCAACCGCTCACATTTGGGCCGGTCAAAGCGGATCCCGCGGCTTGTCATGTTGTGCAGGACGGGGAAGGCTTCTGTCTCTAAGTTGAAGATTGATTCGACTTCATCTTGACGCATGCGGATCTTGAAGGTTTGCCACAGCTTCAGTGTGAGCGCGGCATCCTGTTCAGCGTACTCTCCCACATACATGGCGGGTAATTTCCAAAGTTCTTTCTTTGGATGAACTCCGAAGTCCGCAGCGGCTTGTTTGAGCCCTTGTTCTGACTTGACCTCTTGTAGGTAGTCAAATC